TTATAATTGAATGTTGCTTAACGGATTAAATTTAACGGCATCTTCTAAATGATCTGGAGCAAAGTGCGCATATCGCATTGTCATTTTAATGTCAGTATGACCAAGCACGCGCTGCAAAACCAGAATATTACCACCATTCATCATAAAGTGACTGGCGAAGGTGTGGCGCAATACGTGGGTTAGTTGTCCTGCCGGTAGTTCGATGCCTGTTCTTTCCAGAGCTGACCGGAACGCGCCATAACAATCACTAAACAAACGGCCTTTTTTATCATCAGGCAGAGACTCATAGAGTTCTTTACTGATTGGAACGGTGCGGTTTTTTCTGCCTTTCGTGTTGGTGTATGTGATTTTGTATTTTGCGAGCTGGCTTTTTTTCAGGCTCTCAGCCTCAGACCACCGTGCGCCAGTGGCGAGACAAATTCTTACCACGGTTTCTAAATCAGGGTGGTCATGCCGTTTACACTCTCCGAGCAGTTGCGAAATTTGGTCGTGAGTTAGCCAGGCCATTTCCATTTCTTCAGTGCGGAATGGGCGCATATTTTTCAGTGGGTTTTCACCCTTCCATTCTCCGAGGCGGTTTAGCTCATTGAACA